AAAGTCTTCACTGAAGAAGTGTATGCTAGCACACCCAAAGATGCAAGGGAAACTGCATTGATTAGGAACCCAACTTGTAAGGTCGTTGGTGTTAATGCAAAGTTTTGAGTGAGCAGTACTGGGCCCCTGAAAGTGCGCCTATAGTATGAACACTAACCACAACTCCAATCCCTACACTCAACAGGTTCTCGATAAGTGTCGTGATCTGCCTAAAGCTTCTGCTCCGAAGCGTACCTTTCCTCTGACGATTGGTGCCCGAACCTATCACACTGAAGAACAGTATCAGCAAGCACTTGCTGACTTTATGAACGGGTATTGATACTGGGCCCCTCAAACTGCGTCTATAGTATGACTGAAACTTTCACCGTCCGCTTTGATTCCAACGCTCTGGATTCTCCAGAGTACATTGGACCTTTCTACTCTGAAGATGACGCACAAGACTATTGCGATGCCCGCAATGGTTCGCTATCACTCTCTGGCGTTCCTTCCTGGGTTGCTTGTTACTCTGTTGTTGATTGATGAACACTTATCGTCTCTTGATTGAGTATTGGGTTCCTGATGAAGATGAGAACCTGTATGAAGAAAGGATTGTGAAGTCTCGCTCATCTTGTGGTAAAATCGCTGATGATTTCCTAGCACAAGACCGCACAAATCTCATCCGTTCTGTAGAAGTTACTCCTGTTTGATTTCTGATTATGTACCGCACACTTTCTGAACTTCGTGATAGCGTCAATCGTATGATTGAGGCGCAAGGTGAAGATGCACCTGTTGCAGCATTTGTATTCACTCAAGAGGATGTTTTTGAGTTTGTTGATGGTGTAGAGAATGAAGAAAGGCATTTTCCTTTAGTCTTTAGTCAAGATGTGCTTGCTGATGTAGGTGGTTCTTCCTACATTTATGAGCAGATTGGTGAAATGATTGATGATTACATTCGTATGCGTAAGGGTATGGAAATCTATCAGGAATCTGTGAAATGACTTACTCTAACCTCTCCAAGATTAAACCCAAACTTCGCACAACTGGTCGCGTATCTGGGAACTTCGGTAAAAATAAAGTTGTAGCAGGTTCTACACTGAATGAACTTGGAATGACTGCTGCTGATGTAGTCAAATGTCCTACACAGGATGAGTATCTAAATCGTCTGTATTATGCGTTTGACAATACCACAGATGATAAACTGCGTCGGTTCATTTATACTGAAATCCGTAAGATTTTGATACAACGCGGCCGCTGGTGAAAACTTACTGGGCCCCTGAAAGTGCATCAGTAGTATAACCACAATCCCAACCATAATGAAACCCTTTGATTACTACTCCAAACCTAAAACTCTCAATCCTAACAAACTGGATTACATCACTTATTATGTTTATGATAAGGGTGAAGTTCTTTGGACTGGTCCTACTTGGGAAAAAAATAAAAGTGAACTAAAAGAAGAATATCCTGCTGCTGTTATTCAGGAAGTTTTGGATGAAGACGCATACAAAGCACATCAAGTAGAATATAAACTTGAAAAAGAAAAACTTAGTAAAGAGTTTATGTATGATTTGTTTGAGGAGTTTGGTGTAACGGATAATCCTAAAAGAGACAAGGCATTTGCTTATGCTCGGGAAAAAGGCAATAGTTATAGTGAAGTGTATGATGTATTTGCTGATATTGTAGAACTGATTGAGGATTGATTATAATAAATAATGGTGCTTGTTTGTGGTTATTCAAGCAAAAGATTAGAGGCAGAAATGCCTCTTTTCTTGTATAAATAGGTATAACCACAAACAAAGCAGAATGAATAACAAGTATTACACTTACGCTTATTTGCGTGAAGATAGAACTCCCTATTATATTGGAAAGGGTAAAGGAAAGAGAGTATATTATAAAAGTAAAAGAGAGGGATTGCGAGTTCCAAAAGATAGAAATCGTATCATTTTCCTCAAGAAAAATATGAATGAAGAAGAAGCATTTAAGCACGAAGTTTATATGATTGCCGTGTTTGGTAGAAAAGATTTAGGAACTGGTATTCTTCATAATAAAACTAATGGCGGAGATGGATGTTCTGGATATTGTTGGAGTAAAACATCCAGACAAAAAATAAGTATTGCACAGAAAGGTAGGGTAGTATCCAATAAAACAAAACAGAAGTTAAGTGATATAAACAAAGGCAAAACTCTCACAGAAGAGACTAAACGAAAAATAGGTGATTTTAATAAAGACAAAACTTTATCCCAAGAGACAAAAGAAAAAATAAGGTTAGCTAGAATAGGCACAAAACGCACAGATGAAACGCGAAAGAAGTTAAGTGAAATAGCAAAAAATAGAAATCCCGAAGTTGTAGAAAGAATGAGGCAAACTAAATGCAAAAAACAATATCAACTTAAAGATGAAGATGGAAACTTATATGTTACAAATAACATAAAACTGTTTTGTATGGAAAACAACTTAAATCACGGAGCAGTTTATCAGTTAATCAATCAAAAAATAAAATCATACAAGGGATGGACTGGTAAAATACTATAACTGGGCCCCTCAAAGTGCATCAGTAGTATGAGCACAACCACCAAAACCAAGATGAACACTAACATCGTTTCCGAAATCTATTCCTATCATACTGATTGGAAAAATGGTTTTGTAAATCAAATGTGGATTGAGCAGTCTGGTGATGAGTACAAAGGTTATTCCTACGTCGCTGTTGCACACAATCCTCGCAACGGTTCTACGATGGAGATGAGCAATCCCCGCACATCTTACTCCGAAACTCTAAACTGGGTTCGCGGTTTCTGTGGCACTTTCTGTATTCTCAACTGATGCGAATTGCACTTCTGTTTGCTACACTTTTCTTCGGTATTCATCTTGGTGCTAATGCTCTCGCAACTGTGAGTGAGAAACAAGAACAACGTGCCGAACAATTCTGTAAAGTTAATCCTGATTTCTGCTGATTATGCAATTCCAAGTTACTGAAATCGAGTTTGATTTCACCGATGATCTTGATGATGAAGCACTAGATGTTGAGACGCAAGATGAGATTTATGATGAAACAATCGGTCAAATCTGGGAAGCAGATGATGAAGATGATCTAATTGAAGAGATCACATGTGCCACAGGATGGTGCATCAAATCCATTGATTATCGTATCATTCTTTCCTGATTATGACTGAAACCATCAAAGAGTTCTTTACACTTGACGAGTGGGATTTGATCCATTCTCTTGTTGCTAACAACAAAGAGTTTTGTGAGGATGATGAACACGATCCTTTGGAAACTTACACCTCCATTGAGAACAAAATCTACAAACTTTTTGACGAAGGAAAGTGAAACATTACAACACTGTTCGTATCATTGATAAACTGGGATTGTTCCCAGAAACTAAAGGTAAAGCACGCTACATTTCTGTCAAGACATACAATCATGCGATGGAGATTGTAGATGAACAGAACAAACTTGGTAACAATGCTGTCCTGGTAAACTGGTGATTTCCCTTCCTAATCCTATGTCTTTCACTGAAAACAAACTCACTGAACTTGCGTGGTTTCTGAAAGAAAAATGCCGCAAAGATCCTGACCTTCTTGATACAATCATCAGCGAATATGTCTGGAACTTAAGTGAATCTAAACTTGATGAACTTGAGGACTTTCTTGTTAACAACTTCGGTGATGACTAAACAATACTGGGCCCCTGAAAGTGCGTCTATAGTATGAGCAACACACAAACCACCTACACTTCACCTCACACTGGTAAAGTTTATGACATTGTAGAAGTCCAAGAATCGCGGGTTGATTATTACGAGTTTATGAACTCCGCGACAAAATATATTCGTCACTACACTGAGTTTCAGTTCTTTTACGAAGGCAAAAAAGTCACCTGGACGTATGATCTGGATGAGAAAAGACTTGCTGCAACGTTTGGTGAAATTGAAGGAATCTATGCTCCCCAGTATTCTTCCCGCTTTGATTGATGTGTCAATGATTGAAACTAATTTCTTTATTCTTACTCCCGAACAGTATCAGGAAACTGCACAAGATGCAGCAATCGAAGGTGTATCTATTGACTACTATTTGCTGGAGTTTTGTCAAGTTGAAGGTGATTGGATAACTGTAGAGAATTGAGATTTTGTAAATTGTATCGTAACGAACATAAATGGCACGCAAAAGTCTCACATTCAAGTCACCTGATAAAGTGAAACTTCTCACACTACTTTTCATAATTGGTATCATTTTCTCCCCGTCAGTTCGTTATGCTACATCTACTGTACTTCATACAACTGCTGACATTCTATCATCCGATTCTGACCAATGACACTCTCTAACAAGACCACCCGTAAGTTAGGCATTGCACTGACATCTGAGGTGATTGATTATATCTACCAAGATGAGCGTTGGATTGATTTTATGCACGAAATCATCCCTGATGCGATACAAGAAAAGATTGGTAACATTGACACGAATTTGTTATTTGAGTTGTCGCTGATTGTGATGGAGAATATACATCTGAAAGCATATGATGACTAATACTGGGCCCCTGAAACTGCGTCTATAGTATGAGCACCAACCAAATGCAAATGCCTAAAGTCTACGCTGTCATTGGTGGTTATGATTATGAAGGTGAAGATTTCAATTCCCTGAAACTTTTTGATTGCAAATCTACTGCTGAAAAGTATAAGGAAGAACTGGAAAAGGATTGTGATTATGTACTGATGGAAACGAAGGAAGTTTGTATGGAATCCGCAATCACTGCCTGATAGTTACTGGGCCCCTGAAAGTGCGTCTATAGTATCACCACTGAAATCACCAACCATGCGTAAGATCGAACTCCAAATGAACAAAGCAATTCTGAACTCTCAGGATTGGAAATCTGACAACACTGAGGTAGTCTATTCTCCCCGACGCGATGCCTCTTATGTGTATCTGCACGGGAATCATATTGCTACCATTCTTGAGACTTCTCTTGCACTTTACACTTGTGGTTATAAAACAAATACCACCAAATCGCGTCTCAATGCTATTCTGAAAGAGCACGGAAATGATGCCCGTATTGTTCAATCAAACTTCGAATGGTTTGTGATTGATAATGACAAGAAAGTTCCGTTCACTGAAGGTATGATTCTTAACTGAAATGATGATGACTTTCGAGACTGCACTTATCAACTCTGGTTATTACTATCAACCCGAATGTGGTGTGTATTGGAAAGAAGATAAGAACGACAATGTTCACACTTATCTTGAACTAAATGACGATGAATGGTCTTACATTAAGTACAATAAAAATGATGACATTATGCACACTAAAGTATTCAATCTGAACGCAAAGTAAGTAACACAAAATGTCTCAAGTTCTCGTTCTATTAAACACTCTCACTGATGAAGAGTTAGTATCATTCACTGATGAACAAATCATCCAAATGATAAACAATCAAGACGAACAATAAGTATAAGAGAGGAAGGGAGTTTGCCTCTGAAATGTAAACAAAGTGACTTCCGTAGAGTATAGATAATTCTCATTCAATAGTGGTTGCGCTTGCGCTTGGTGCGGAGCACGGTGGGTTATAGAGAGCGGACTGGTAATCCGCTCTCTTTTTTTATGCTTACTGATAGAACCAATAACAACCTTTCCAAGTGTATTTGTGTGGATGTTTGAGTGATTTATCGCATCCACTAGCTGAACCTAACTCTCTTGCTGCTGCTCTTATACTGGGGAACGAATATTTCACTCTATTTGTTATTTTATCTACGCCATAGATTGCATAACTTTTTTTCTTATCGTCCAACTTAATTATTCTGTGCCCTTTAACTTTCCAACCATTCTTTATACTACGATGAAGATTTGATACTGCAATACCTAAACCATCCGCACATTCAGTTATACTGTCGTAGAAAGTTTCTTCCAAAGTATCAACATTTATCGTTTTAATCTTTACACAACTATGCTTACCATCACCTCTTACAGTAAATCCAATTCCTTTACTTTTCAGTGATTGTTTTATATTTTCAATGTGTTCTGGTGTCTTCTGAACTCCAGACATTGTGTTGCTTATTTTATCCTTTACCTCTTCACTTATTCTATACTGACCACCAGATCCATCTGTTTGATTATAACCATTATCGTATGAGTTGTATTCACTTATCCAGTAAGTTTCTCTTTCGTCAAGTATATCAATCGAGCACTCTTCTATCACTCTTATCTTAAACTTATCTGCACCATATTTGCGAAGAGAACGATATAATGGAGTGTCCCTCATTCTCTTTGCTTCATATAGATGCTCCTGCCATCTTTTGTTTAGTTCCTTTATAGTTTGACCTATGTAATATTTGCCCGTTTCTTTATTGTAGATGGCATAAATTATTCCTTGGTTCATTACTGATAAGACGCTCTAATTCTATGTATAAAATGTTATCTTTTCAGTGATAGATTGCTATACTTGAAGGTGGAAAAGTTTATGTTGAAATAAACATAAATGGAAGGAGTATTTGTTCTCAATAAGTATAGTTTATTGAGAATGTGTGGATCATTTAAATGTCTCTAGAGGTCGTTATCTTACCCGACGTTAACACAGAAACTCGCAGATGTCAAGTATAACCCCCCGCCCGGAGTTCAGAAATCCACACACAGACCGCGCATAAATCCTCACCTCACATATAAATAACCCAACCACGCTTGACATAAACCTCACAGCGTATTATAGTGTTTCAAGAACATTCAAGGAGCACCAGTTATGTCCGTTGCTTATCAGTCTGCACAGAAGGTACGTTATAGGATTACCCTGGAACTTGAGACACTTCCAGATTTTGATCCGCATCAACTTGACTGGGGAAAGTTATTCAAACTGGAACCCACAGAAAAGTGTGAAGCATACGTCGAAGACTTGAGTACTCCCGATCGCTGGTGATTTGTGCGTTAATAGTATAACGTTCTGAGAGGCGTCTGTGAGGACCTATAAGGACACTTTGAGGGGTTTAGAGTATCAAACCAGCGGAGAGGCGATAACAACTGGGCCCCTGAAAGTGCGTCTATAGTGTAAGGACAACCCACCACAAGATGACCACCATTTCCTACATCACCTCTCTCTATTGGTTCGCCTATAGTGTTATCAGTCTCGCAGAGCAAGATAATATCCGTTGCACAATGAATGACTGGTGGGAGTACAATATCGGTGCAGATTTGTTCCACGATGATATCTGCCGTGCGCTTGCTGTTGATACGAAAGCAAAGCAAGTTTACGGTTTCTGAGTTACACTTTTCCCACTAAACTTTTCTCCAAATGAC